AACGAGTATCCACTTGTCCCGTTTGTTGATCAATTACCGGACTCTTTTTGAAATTGTTAGCAATTTTTTGAACATAAGCAGGGACATCTTTCTCATCTATGTTTCCTACAAATATTTTAAATATTCTTCTTTCAGGTGCTCGTGTAACTCTATAGATTAACATTGCATCTTCGGAAAGTAATAATTGTTTCCATATTCTACGGGCTTTTTCTAATATAGAAGTCCCATAAGGTAATCTTCTATCATCTCCTAATAATCTAAAATGTGCTATCTGCCACGCATTAAATTCCATATTTTTTTGTCCCCATACAAATTTAACTGGATTAAACTTATCTTCAGTTTCAAGATTTGAGTTTTCACCAAAACCATCATTTTCTTTTCTACTAATTTCTATATTTGGTAATTGTTTTACACCTGTTATTCCTTCTTCCCCATCTATATTAAGATATAAAAAGTCATCGCCATATTTACAAGTATTACGAGTCCACATTGGTAAGTTAGTGTGGATATCTAATCTATTAAAAAATAAATCTTGTAATATTCTTCTAACCCTTTTACTTTCAGAAAAAATATTTAATATTCTTCCTTCCCCATTAGGAGAAGTAGATTCCTCCATAAAAATATCTAATGCTGCCGCAATTTCAGGAAAAAATTCCATTCCCTCAAAATCTGCATATGAAGCTAATCTTGTAGTTTCATAATATATAGAATGTTGATAAATTTCATTATCAACCTTTTTCCATTGATGTGATAAATAAGCATCTTGTTGTTTTTGCAACAATTCATAATCATATTCTTCTTTAGATTGTGTCTTTAAAAGCTCTTTATCATTTAAAGAATACCGAGATTTACTTTCTCTGGTACTTTTTTCAGGACCAAATAAGTCACTGAGTTGTTGAAATACTGTCTTTTTTGCCATTTTTAATAATGTATTTTATACTATTATAATAAATATCTACTAAAACTAAATGTTACTTAATCCCAAACAACCAATTATATTCCCCATCATCATTTACTCCCTTTCCTGGTTGCCTAGGATGGTAAGTGGGTGTATTGGTATAAAAAGGGTTAATATGAGTTTCAGTAGTTTGAGGTTGAGATCCATTATTAGATACGCTTGCCCAACTATCTAACATAGCTTTAGTTTGATTTTCTATCTTTTTTAATTTTTTAAAAGTTGTTTGTACTAGAAATATAGGCATTGCATACGCCATAATTAAATCATCATGATACCCTTCCATATGATCGGGCCTACCATTTTTATAAATAAATGTTTTTAATTCTGAAGTTAACCTAGAGGATCTAATAATAGTTTTATTCTCTCTCACATGTTCTTCAAATTCACTAATCATTTGTAAACGAGTATTTCCCACATTAAATCCTGGAACTTTATCACCTTGTTTATATACTGTTTTAGCATATTTCTCACTTAATTTTCTACTTTTTGGGTCATCATAATGAAGATGTTTATAATCCATTTCTAATAATTTCATTACTGTAGAAACACCCATTCCTCCGGTAATATCTACTATCGTATATGCTTGATAAAGCTCACCATATTTATAAACTATTTCTGCTAATGAATCCGGAGGTAATTTATATTGGAATTCCGCTACTTGTTCTAGACTATCAAAATCTAAGATAATAATAGTAGAACTATCTTTACCATCCCCTCTAGCTACATCTACACCCATAATATATTTATTTCCTTCTTCCGGCTCTTTCCATATCCACATAGATTGTTCTAATTCGGCGGTATATTTTGGGTCCATCACATTATTTTTTTCGTGATATTGTATATATTCATCATCTACCACATTACCCCCAGAACTTATAAAAGATACATCTAATTCTTGAGCAATTTGTTTTTTATCCCCATTCATATCATTACACATATTTTCATACCAAGGAGAAGTTGCCGACCAATTATCATTAATCATTATATCATATGCATCTATCTCTAATGTAGAAGTTTCATAGGTTACTCCACTATATTCCCATCTTAATTTATCCCTCCCAATAGTTTCACATTTAATTTCTTCTTCTTCCTTTATCCATCTTAAATGTCTATTATATCTCACATCTTGATACCACCTCATCTCAACAATTTTAAAATTATTTTTTCCTGTTCTTGCACCATCATATGTTCTATAATAAAGAGGGTCCATACCATTAGGTGTAGAAATTAAAGTTACCTTACCACCAGTACCCAAAGATGTTAATGCTGCACCAAATACTTCAGCACCATTATCGATAAACGCTGCTTCATCCATAATCAAAAAGGTTGGTGTGTATCCCCTCAACGCATCTTTTGATGTGGCTAGCGCTTTAACCTCACATTTAGTTCCCTTTGTTTTTATATGTCCTTTAGCTTCAATATCTAAATAAGATTCTCCTTCAGCTACTCCCCACACCCAAGGAGGTATTTGATCAGTAAAATCTTTAATTTTTTTAAGGAATTCTTGTGCTAGGGTTTGCTTATTTGCTAATACCAATACTTTCCATGGGTTGTTAGGATCCCCAAAAGCGATTTTAACTGCAATATAGGCAGCAGTAGTAGTAGATACTCCCGCTTGTCGTGGTTTAGTTACTATATTACGATCATATTCTTCATAAGTTTTAATTATTTCTTTTTGTTTATGGAATAATTTAAAAGGTACAAATCCTTTCTGAGTTAAATCGTAGGTCTTTAAAAAAGTTTCGATCGCATAGATTGGATCCTTCAAAGAATTAGCAAATAATTTTATTTTTTCATTTCTGTCCATAAGGTCAGTTTACTAATAAATATGAAAATGTGAATAAAACTGTTAAAATGCCACTAATTTGTCGTTTTCCCAAGCTTCATAATTGGGACCTAATTGGTATGTAATTTGTCTACCATTTCTAACTGGTGTTATAAGTCCAGCATTCTTAGCTGCACCCCAAAAAACAGTATGTTGTCCCGGTCCTCTACCTACGGAATTAATATAAGATAAGAACCCATCTTTAGTTTTTGGTGTGGTATCTTTTAGATAATTAACTAATGATCTCATCATACCATCTTTCTTTGCAAATGTCATCCCTTTATATTTACTGAATAAGGTTATTCCATGTTTATCTGCAAATTGTTTAACCAAAGGAAACATCTGATTATAATCTACACCCCTTTTATCGGACATAATTGAAGCTCTTTTAAGTGCGTCTCTAGGAGTAAAATTGTCAAAAAGATATTGTAGAGTATCATAAATTAACCCATCTCTCATTTCTTTTATCATATCTTTATCAGCATGATCAGAATAAGACCAAGGTATACTTTGTGTTACTGCATCTAATTGTAAAAATTTAGAATAAAGATTATCATTACTTTTAAATATTTCTTCTGCCGCAGCTAAACCAACCGCACCAAAATAGGTTGCATATTTCTCTTCTAACTCTCGAGGAATATAATAACTATTTCTTACTGTTTTTAACATTTTTTCTTTAACTAAATTCATCAATACTGGATTATTAATAATTTCCTCTTCACTATACCCATATAATGTAGTTAGATCCTCCATAGTTTTTTTAATATCCGCACCGGCCAATTCCTGACTTAATTTATCGGCCAGTACCTCTTGTTTGGTTTGTTCCTTTAACATCCTTCTATGTTGCGACTCTGTTAATATAATCTTCATCTGTAATTTTTATATTCTTCTGCTGGTGATTGTACACATTGTCCTGCGGAATAACATGACCCCAATATGGATATCGCCAAAATTAATACTCCTATTTTAATCATAATCCTCATATTAATAAATATTAGTTACCACCATATAAATTTTGTTGTAGGGCATCATTAAAGTAATCATCCACTCTAGTATGGTCTGGATAAAAATATTGTGTATCAGGAAGTTGTAGTTTACCTCCATCATTATCCAATACTTCTGCCCATGAATCTATATACTCAGAATAAGAATGTTCTGGGAAATCCGAAAAGTTATCCAACCATTTTCTATATAAGTCATCATAATCTTCTTGTTTGATGGGTATTTCTACCTTATGTAGTATAGTATTTTCATCTGGGCCTGTAACAGTTACCCATTTTGGTTTCTCACCAAAAAAACTTTCTAACTCCGACATAGCCCTATCAAATATTTCAGAATGTGCGGCATCATTATAAGCTATATTGTAGTAATTTATCATATCATGTTTTAATTCATCGAAGTCACCTGATTCCTCAATCAAATCATAAAGTAATGAAGAGGTATTCCCATCTTTAATAAAATTTATAAATGTTTGATCTATTAGGAGTCTATCATCTCCATCATCGGTAATCTCTTCGAAAGACTCAGGGACCCATATTACACCATCTTTGGGTGCATATGAAGGTAGAGCCTCTATTATAGCTTGTAACCCCTTATCATCAACGTTATCCCATATCTCACTCAATGGGTAGTTATACCAACCAAATATCTCTTCCCAACCATCACCAAGTATAACATCACTTAACCAATCTTGATCAAATAATGGTTTAAAGTCATAATAAGAATCTGCCTGTAGAAATTTTTGTTTATTTTTACCTTTTCCTTTTTCTACTATATCACTAAATTCATAAGGTCTAAAAAATTTATCCCACCAACCAGTATCTTGTAAAAATTGGTATCCATCATCTTCATTTTTCACCCAATATTGTATCTCTCTATCACTTCCCCCACTATCTAGAGGATCCTGACCCTGTTTAACTAACCATTTAAATGTAAAAAAATTGGCATCCCATTCATCTAACCCAAATACTGATGCCACCTCATTAGCTACTTCTGAATTAGATTTCTCTCTATCGTCATCATAATCATCTCGTCCTTCATAATGCCACACTTCTCTTCTTTTAAGAAATTTAAAAATGGCGTTCTCTAATTTAGAGTTTTCCTTAATGTTTTCACTAATTATATGTTGAAAAGTTAATTTCATACCTTTGGGAACATATCATCCATAACTTGGTATATTGCATCTATTACACCATATGAATCATACCCAAACTTACCTTTGTGAGTCTCAATAATACTACCTATACAAGAATTTACATCTTTTTCTAATCTATCCCATTTATTTTCAGGGTCTGTAGTTAAATAAGGATCTGCATAGTATTCCTTTATCATTCGTTTATATTGGGTTTCAGTTAGTTTAATTTTCATGATATTATTTATTTATAAATAGCTTATGGATATAAAAAATCCCACCTGAGTGGGATTCTTATATTATCTTTACGGTTTTTCCGTTTTGATACTTAAATTTTACAAATATTTAGATAATTTACTTACCGTATCAAAATCTCC